AAGTTCTTGCATGTTTCTTGGTCCAAAGGATGTACCAAAGCGTGTAAGTGCATCGCCAAATGATGCCATCTTGTTAGACTTATCAATCTCTGAATCAGGAGTATTCTTAGTAATTTTCATACTCGCACTCATATCCATTAACTTACGTCCAATGTCAGCTAATTTTTTGTGCTGCGGGTTATCTGAATAACCTGGACCAAGTGCTTCTGTTATTTCGTTAATTTTCATATCTATTTCCTTAATTTGGTGTCCATCTATTACGTGGAACTAATTTAGTTTTACTTCCGAGAGCAACGTAACCTTCGCCACCCTTTTCGCCTTTTGTTGTTGCCTTAACGTCTGCATCGGCATCGTCTAATTGATCTATGATATGATCCTTTACAGACATGATTTGTTTTACAAGTCCAAGTATTGCTGTTAAACCACCTGTTTGTTCTTCTAGTGCTGCTAGTTTTTCTTGCTGTCCTTGACTTACTTTACTTTGCTTTAACCAATTAAAAAAGTTTGATTCTAATTGACTTAGATTCTTAGCCTTTCCCATTTGGTTTAGATAAGTGTAGATAATTTGTCCAGGGTTACTTAATCCTTGTGTACCCTTTAGAAATGCATCTACTGCTTTTGCACTACTTTGCACTCTTTTTCTTATGCTGTCAACCTCTTTTGTGTCTACTGTGGGCTGATGTGTTACATAAGTTTGTCCTAGCACTACAGCGTCTTGAGAATTAAGTTCTTTTACATCTTTAATAGGTGTACCAGACTTGCTGCCCCATTCGTCAAATTTTGTATGAACTACTACACCCACTTTTGACTTCGCTATGCGGCCCCCGAGTGGGCTTCGTGTATCGACTGTGTATTTGACGTTGTTTGGCTCAAACTCTACTGCGCCATCTGTAGTGCTAAAAGGTTTACGAGGACTGTATAGTAAATCGCCATATACATATCCTCTAAAATTAGGTGGCGTTGCTGCTTTCATTATGTTAAACACTTCAGCCATTTCTGAGCCAAAGTCTTTGCGCCAAGGTTCTTCTTCTGCACCTTTGCCTGAATTTTGAATAAACTTGCTCAGGTCGTCTGCGCTAGTTGATTTATTTCTACCCCAACCATTCTTGCCTACAAGTACAAATGTACCGTCTGGCTCACGTCCCCAATAGATAGTTGGGTTACCGTCCCATTTGATAGCAACATCTCCTGAGTCGCTACCTAGTTTCTCAAGTATGTCTGCTGCTTCTATGCCACCTTGTGAACCTTTTACGAATACAAGATCTTCTAGGTGTTGGTATTCACGACCTACCTTAGCTGCTTCAGTTAATACTTGGCGGAACTCTGTAAATCTCATCTAGTTAGTGCCTTCATTAGTTCAACTACACGATTGTGATTGCGGTCAGCAAGTGTTTCAGGTACTGACTTACCTTCTTTTTCCATTGCTTCTTTCCAAGGAGCAATTAGTTCTTGATAGTTAGGATCACCTTTAATCTTTGCAAGCATACTTTCTACAGTATGCGTGTCTGCCTCAGTAGCACCTTTGCCTAATAGGACAACTGCAATATCGTTCCAGTTATCTGCAACTACTTCGTCGCCTTTGTTTGGATCAACTACACCAAATTTAGGACTAAACTTGTAGCCTCTACCTCTTGCAATACTAGACAATAGTATAGCTCTGTCCTTACCTGAGTATTGTTCTGTGCCGCCACGCTTGGCTCCACGTTGCAAGTCTGGATTAGTTGTCATCATAAAGTCTGTTTGCACATAGCCTTCGCCGCCTTGGATAGGCATACGGAAGTGTACTTGGTCACCAGCATTGTGTATCCAGCCGCCCGTAAACTTACGACCTTGATTCATTATTTCATTGTCTGGAATACCTTGCTTCTTGCACCATGCAGTAAGTTTTGCAATTAACTCGTCTTTGCTTATCTTGTTTAGGTCAGTGTTTAAGTCTAAGTCGCCTGAACTATTCTTTTCAAATGTTCCGTCTGGGTTTGATTTCTTGCCTGTTGTACCTAGCAAGTCATCATCAACAAATTCTAAGCCTGTAATTTTTTCAATCGCATCTACAGTAGGTCTTACAGCCTGCGTAGGAATACGCTGTGTAAGTGGACCTTGCTCTGTTTTGAAAACATTTCCACCTTCTTTAAGAATCGTCATTTTGCTTACCTTCAATTATTCTTTGTACGCTTCTTCGGAATTTACGGGGATCGCCACTTTTGATACTGTTTAAAAATCTTCGCTCTAATTCACTAGCAGTTTCTAGATCATAAGTTTCATGTATTCTACTTAACAAGTTAATAGAACTTTCGATAATATTATTAGCCGTTGACTCAATGAAACGGTCATTATCACGTTTACCGTAAACGTTATTGAGTTCTTCTAATATGCTTCTAGTTCTTTTTCTCATAGCACTAAATTCCCTATATGTGTATTTAGTGTTATTTGTTTCTAATAGTGTTGTTATATTGAATAGCAGTTTCTAATATAGATAAGTCAACATTATCTCGTTGGGCTGTTCTTATAAGTGCTTCTACATCTTTAGGGAAGCAGTGTCCGCCGAAACCTCGTTCTTCAGTTACAACACTATGACTGTCGCCTATGCGTGGATCTATCACAGTATAGTGTGCAACTGCACCATAGTCTATTCCTAATGCTTTACACAGGTCATACATTTGATTAAAGAATGCTACCTTTAGTGCTAGGAAGCTGTTGCGGGCATACTTAGCAAGTATAAGTGCTTCAGGATCGCAAACTTCTGTATTAACTTTAAAAACATCTGCCCAAAAGTTACAGCCTTTGCCTCCAATTAGCATTAGCTCTGTATTGCGCAAGTCTTGTTCTGCTGACTCTGCACGTAGGAACTCAGGAGAAAATGCAATAGTTCTATCTGGGAATGTGTCAACAAGCATCTGCCAACCTTCTACACTAATAGTTGATTTAATTAGTATAGGAACGTTAGGTGCAGCTTCAACAACTTCATAAACGTGTTTCATTTCACAGCCGCCGCCTGCGTTTGAAGGCGTTGGTACACAAACAATTACTGCATCTGTGTCTTCTGCGATAGGGAAGTTCCAAGCTGCATAAGCTGGATCAACTATATCTATTTCGTGACGCTCTTGTAGTAGAGCGTTGTGTGCTTGTCCTACTGGACCATATCCTGCAATGGTAATATTCATACAGATTGAATCCTATCTTTAACTAATTTAGCAACCTCTTCTGAAACTAAAACTTCATAGTGGTTATAATCTACATATTCAATATCCATATCATTTCTATGTGTCATGCTGCGTAGTGTAACAACTCCGTCATTCTTTGCAAAGTGCCAAGGAACATTTCCTGTAGTGCTAACAATTTGTAGCCAAGGTACGTTTATTTTAATTTTTAAAGATTCGACAATTGGTGTCGATTTTGGACCTACATCGTAAAATAGTCTATACATTGGAACAAACATCCTTGCCCAGTCTGCTGTACGACTTCCGCGAAATGGCGTACTAATAGTTACAACACCTTTCACTTTAAATTCATTTTGTATGTATGTTGCATACACACCACCTAAACTATGTGCGACAATAAAAAAGTTTTTTTTATCTTTTAGATCTTCTCGCATCGCTGCAAGATTGTGTGCAAAACCGTCTGCACTGTTATAGTTTAAAAAACTATAATTATCTCGAATGTCAGCATAGCGTCTAATGTAATTAAAACTTTTACTAGTCGCGTTGGCTCCGTGTATAAACACTACATGTGGAGATTTATTTTTATTAAAAACGTTTAGCATTAGTGTCCTTTGTTTACACAGTATTTAATATACTATCGTTTGAAATAAAAGTCAAGAAAAAAGGCAGCTCGTCGTTGCTGCCTTAACTTCTTAAATCCCAATTGAGTTAGGAACAATTATCCAATGTATTGCTAGGACTAGTGCAACTGATGCACCCAAGCCTATCATCATCTTTTGGAAGTCTCTTGCCACTAACGGGAATACACTACTGTACTTCTTCTTGTTAGTAAACGATGCAATAGCAAGTTCTCTACCTGCAAGCATACCAACGAACACCCAAGTTGTTGACATTGGAATATCGTTTAGCTCTTTGAAGAAATACAAACACAGCCAATAAAAAAGGTCGATTAATGTAGCCGACCTTACGTATCTTGTGTTGTGTTTTTCTAGTACAATCTGTTGTATCTTACCACCACGTTCTCTAAACATAATATACAAGCCTACAACAAATATAACACTAATCATTACCATTAGATCTACAGGTATCTGTCTTGGTAGGAACACAGCAATGTTAGCCATATCGTGGCTTAACCAAGTCCACCATAGTCCGCCTGTTGCTACCCATTGTGCAACACGCCAATATGATTTGTGTTCTTCTTTGACAGGTACACTTTCATCTAAGTATCTACTCACAACATACCAAACGCCATAAGCAAATAGTGCAGCAATACCATAACCCATAATTGATTTCATCAGCATCTTTTCTAGCACAAATGTACTTGCAAAAGCACTTAGCACTAGGAAGGATGTTGAAACAGGTACACCTAGTCTTGTTAGTAGAACAAGGATTGCAGGTGCTGCTGCGTGATACCATTGTATTTCTTCCCACGGTATCTTGTTCAGTCGTCCGTAACTGATGTCGCCACCATTTACATACCAGCCATACCACAGTGTTGCAAGTAGCACTGAACTTGCTGCTGCCCATAGTGTTGTGTAGCTGAATCTCTCATTGTTTGATGCCATCCAAGTACCGAGAGTCTGTACTGAATCATTGGCAATAACCGCATATGCGGCAAATAGGAACCCCATAAGGCTCCATAAGGTGAGTGCGTCCATTTTATTCTCCTCTGCTTGAC